TGGTGTCGAACTCGCTGATTTTTACTTTTGCCATTATTCCACCTCAACCTGCGGAGCCAACAATCCACGGCCAGCAGCAGGAATGTTGAACATTGTAGGCTCGCCACGTTGAAGCGGTCTACCCATCAAAATCTGGTTGATTAAATCATCAACCTGTCGTTGCATCATTTGTTCTGACGCTCTACGAGCAGCCAACCCAGTAACAGGCAATGCCACAGCAGCAGCAGGCCCCCCGACAACATAACCAGTACCAGCAGACAATGGTGCAGCGATAACACTCGTCGGAGAGAACTTCCCAACAATTCTCAAAATGTTTTGAATGTTTCCTCCACGAGCAATCTGCCTAATTTCCGCTTGCTCGTCAGCAGTGAATTGCCGCATCCGGGTGTCATTGTTTGCTAGTCTGCGAAACTCTCCGCGCAATGCGTTTTCATAGCCTGATTGTGTATATACACTGCCGCCAGTGGTCTGTGCGCGATCTACCATCTGCTCGAACACATCTGCCTTTGCGTTGCGGCTCCACAAATTCCTAGCAGTGCGAAGTTCGCCAATCCCAGTTTGATTACCAGCAACAAGGTCAGGAGCGCCTAGATTGTTTACATACCTATCAATTTGACCAACAATAATCCGTCCTAGCCTACGTTCATCTCGTTCATTTGATGCCGCCGCACCAGACGCAACACGGCGAAGGATTTCAAGCTCATCCAAAGTCCGCGGTTGCTGTCCTTCTTGTTGCAGTCTATTCAATACCGCTGCAACACGAGGATGCAAACCAGCATCAAACCCAGCATTTGTTACTTGCTGGGTGATGCCTTGCACAGCATTCTGCAAACTATTAGGCGAAACAATCACACCGGCTTGCGTTGCTCGATCATATGCGTTTTGCGATTCTGTACGAACAGCGGCACGAGTCGGGGCAACCTCTTGCTCGCCCCTTCTGGCGCCAACAGCGCCTCCAGTCAGCATACTGGCAATCATCCCAGCGACTGGCGACTCCGTAACCTCGCCAACTGCTTCACCAACAGGAGCGGCAACCCCACCGGCAACAATCTGTGCGGACGGTTGAGCAGCAGCAACTCGAGCAACCTCTCGGCCTGTAGGAGTCAGCGCAGTGGTTGCAAGCCTTGCAGCACCAGGGATCTGTGCAATTGGAGCCGCAACACCACCGCCAGCAGCTTGAATCATTTGCTCAGGCAATGTCTCAGCTTTTGGCAAACCAATCATCGTCCCAAGCGACTCAATACCCTGCATTGGCGTTGGAATTTGATATTTCTGCGGGGCAATCATATTGTAAAGCTGAGTAAGTGCCTCAGCCGCAGGAACAGCAAGACTTCCAGCAAGCATACCGGGAGGGCCAAACGGAGCGCCAATCGCTGCACCAGCAGCAATAGGCAATGCTCCTCGCGCTGCAAGACCAGGAATGCGACCTGCACGTTCTAGCGTTGGCCTGCCAGCAGTTGCTGCGTCAAGGATTTCTGTTGGAGACGCCCCGGTTTTAATTGACTCTGTTACTTTCGACGATAGGTTGTTGTCGGTAATAAACTGGACAATTTCAGCGTCCGAGTAACCTTGAGACCGAGCAGAGGAAATCTTTTCTGACAGACTAGCCATGATTACCTCCAAATTTCACGCAAAGACTTGCGTTTCTCAGGCTCAACAACAACTCTAGTCTCAAACACTGTGCTTAGCGTTCTGTTTGGGCCGAAATCAGATTCATACGAGTTTCGCAGTAGACCTAGACTCTCGTCTGACACAACAATGAGTTGCCTAAGTTGTTCTCGGATAGCATCAAAACTCTGCGATTGGCTGAGGTTTGCTTGAATATTCTCAAACCTTCCGCCTTCTCGCTCGGTCACACCACCAACCGCAGAACCAGTTGGAGACGCATTGCGTAGAGCCTGCAACCCAGCAGTAAATGATCGATTGCGGAGATTTTCAAGTTGAGCAGCAGCGTCAGCAGCCGCCGAACCTTTGACTGCTGCCATCATTTCGCCACCCAAACCGACCGCTTGTCTCAACCCTTGCTCATTGTTAAGCAGTTTTTGAGCGGTATCACGCAAATCTCTAATGTCTCGGACAGATTGAACCGTGGCGCCCAACACTTTCGGCTGCGCGGCTTTGAGTTCATTCCTAAATTTAAGCGGAACACTCAGGTTGCTTACGGAAGGGTTATCAACACTTGCTTGAACGAATGCAGGCTCGCCAGCAACCGGTTGAGCCACTGCTGACGGTACAGGCTGAGCCACCGCAGGAGCAGCTTGAGCAGGAGCAGCTTGAGCAGGAGCAGCAACTTGAGCAGGAGCGCCGCCCAATACTCTACGTCCAAGTGAACGAATCTCTCCGGTAAGGTCTTGCCCAGTTTCTGCTTTGATTGCTTCAGCTTTCAGTGCCAAATCCATCAACTGCGCTGGACTAGGTTGCTGTTGGAAATTAAACGCTTCTGACAATTGTTCAGGGCTGAGATTTGTGGTCTTGCCAAAATTGACTTGGGCATAAATCAACCCAGAATCAGCCAACTTCGGCGCAGTAGAAGCAGTCCACACAACCTTTGGCTCGGCCCTGCCAGTTGGATCGACTTGAATGACAGTCCCATCAGGAAGTTTTTCAAATTTAAACTTTCCTGCGCCAGCGGCAACTTCTTGCAATGCGCCAGTCGGAGTGCGCTCAAACAACCGTTCTTCAGCACCAAGTTTGATTTGTTCTGGAGCAGTAAATTTGCGGAATGTTTCTAGTGCAGGCAAGATTTTAGCGGCAACACTAGGAGCGCGAGTCAACAAGGCTTGCAGAACATTGGGGTCGATCTGCGGTTGACCCGTTTGCATAGCAGCGCCAGGAAGTAGGTTGCCTTCATCATCCCGCATCGGGAATGCAGTGCGCTCACCGTAAATGGTAGGAGCCTGCGCTCCGGCACGAAGGATCTGCGGCATCAACGATCTTGCTGCTTCTTGCTCTTGCAGAACCCTCTGCTGCTCTGCCAGCTTCTGCGCGATCTCTGCTTCTTTCAGCCTCTGCACATAGACGTTCTGCGCCATCTCTTGGCCAGTCGCCAACCCCTGCGCGATACCAGCACCGAGACTCGGCCTAGTGGTAGACGGGGCTGCGGCTTGCAACAACCCCATGCCGATACCAAGCAAACCCTGTCGCTGGGCTTGCTGCTGAAGCAGATTGGCCTGCTCCTGCCCTAGCAGACCGGGGAAGTAAGACGGTGCTTGCGGGAACAACTGAGCGAGAATTTCATCCATGTCACAACAGCGAAAGTCGCCGCCTCTCAGTAAGTTTAGGTTCCAACAAACTAGCAAGACCACCGTAGTTGACTGCCTGGGGCTGCCCTCTGCGGATTCCTGGTGCTTGCATCCCGGCTCGGGGCTGAGCCTGACGCAGCATATTCATTGCACCGCCGAGTGATGGCATACCACCACGCATCATGATGTCCTTTGCTTGCGCCTTTGCCAGTTCTTTCCCTGCTGCTTCCTCGTATCCAATCATTCCACCAAATGGACTGTACATAGACGAGCCAGATGCCCCAGAGCCAATGCCAGTGTAGTCACCACCCATTGAGGCTCGTGCGATTGCCTCATTGTTAAAAACCGGGATCGTTTCCGCTGCTGGATAAGCGTTCACTGGAAACACATCAATTGGCATTAATCCGGACGGACCCATTGGCTGATTTGCAAGAAAGGCTGGCATAGCGTCGGCAGCCACTGCTCCTTCAGCAGCACCCATAGCACCTGCCTCTGCCGCTCCCGCCGCACCCGCTCCACCCAACAGAGCACCAGCACCGCCGCCTAGCGCAGCGCCCATCATGGCACCCTTCATCGGGTCATCCCGGTTGAGCGCAGCGCCAGCGACCGCACCCATTATGATCGGCTCCATTCCACTCATGCTCGGCTCCCAAACCCACCCAACAAACCACCAGCAGCAGCACCAGCGCCACCGTACCCCTGCGGAGCACCGAGAGCGTAACCAGCAGCAGCGCCGCCAAGCGCACCAAGCAGCGGATTCCCGATGACTGGTTGAGTCGCCATCATCCCTGACGGGGCGCCATACACAGACCCGAGGAAGCTCTGCAAGGCTTGATAGGGTGCCAGTTGCCCGTAATTAAATCGAGCAATGTCTGCTGCCATCTGTCGCTGCTGATAGTCCTCCGACATCGCGCCAACATTGGCAAGCCTCTGGATGTCACCGTACTGAGTCTCAGCCATCGCAGGAGCACGAGTAGCTGCCGCTTCTTGCATAGATCGCTCACGAGCGTAATTCTCGTAAGCCAGTTTCCCGGCAATATCCGACAGACCCGTTGCAAGCGCACCCTCTGCTCGTCCTTCCATTTGACCCAGCGCATCTGAACCGTACCGGCCAGCAGACGATGCAGCAGACCTAGCGCGGTTGATAGCATCGATGTACGTCTGTTCAAGCGGTCGTGCAGCGGCTTGGAAGGCTCCCTGGAAGAACGGAGAGCCACCGAGGTACTGACCCCCTACCGTCGCCTGTTGTTGGCCTAGCGCGGCTTGTGTGAGCGGAGAACCCATCCTTGCACGCTCGGCAGCGGCTTGCATGGCTTCCGTAGTGTAAGCACTCGGCCCGACGTAGGTCTGACCGGGGTAATACTGCGGTTGCTGCCCTTGATACAGTCGTTGAGCCTCTCCCAGACCGTAAGCAACGTAAGGCTGCAACGTCGGATCAAGTTCCGTCCGACTAACTGTTTGACCACCACCACCTGCCATGTCACACCTCTGCTATCCACTTTCGCGGACGAAATCCGTACTTTTTAGCCACCCGCTGCCAGCCAGGACGATTAGAGTCAAACGATATTTTACGCGCTCCACCCTGTCTGGCAATCGCAAATAATTCAGCCATCCCGTCATCCATCATCCACGCACCCCAACCGCACCAAACATGAAGCGTATCGCCCTGCGGTTGAACTACTCCAAACCCATCACCCAGCAGAAACAACATCGACCTACCAGCGAAGCAGTCAGCGTAAACATCCTCCGGAATCCAAGGCTCGTTACTTGCCTCTTTGACCTCCAACAACCCAGGTCTAACTTGATCCCAGACTGACCGTAACTCCTCCGGTTTTACATACCTAGCCGAGTACGACATAACGATAGGTTTTGTCCGCTGTTGCGTTTGCAAAGTGGTTGACTGTGCATTCGCCCTGTAGTTGATTGGATGCGTAAATGTCAGACGATGATGATTCGTCGACTTTGTTGATCGTGACAATCGCGCTCGGCGTTGACGGTCGTGTCGGACTTGTCTGAGTCGGTAACTGCTCAAGCGTCACAGCCGTAGAAGTAGTCGCCCACATAATCTGGACGTAATCACCCGCCGCCAGTTGCAGATAAAAGTTCAGCGCAGCAATCAGATGACCGTCCGTCCCACCATGACTGTTGGGGACTGAAAACTTACTGTTTGACCCAGCAACATTGGTACCATTTTTGCGGAACCAAACGTCAACATCTTGGATTGAAGTATTGGTGTTGGCAAACTGGAACGAAAACTGGATGTTGTAGATGCCGGAAGACCTAACAGTAATCTGCGAGTTGCTGACAACCGCAACACCAACGGCATAATCCGTCGTGTTAAACGTGACAGCATAGGCTGCGGTCGTGCTCGCCGCTGTTTGGTCTGTAGTGTCTTGAAACGCCCCGTAAGGCACTGCGTCTGCTATGGCAGCAGCAGAGTAGGGGACGAACAGAATAATGCTGTCAGGACTGATCCTGGCGTCATACAGGGTGGTTGTAGTGGCGTTGCCGGTCGCAATAGTAAGTAGACCGACAGAGTTGACCTTACCGTCAAGAATGCGGTTGACGATTTCGGCAGTCTCTCGCGGATTGCCACCCTGTTGAGGTAGCCGACGAAACATCATCGACCCCCACAGGGAACGAGATCAAGGTCAGTACCGACTAGGCTTGACCAGTTGCCAGTTGGTACAACAGAAAGACGATGATACTTCCCGCGACTGCGTAGAGACACGCGATTATCAGAATCAGCAGCAACAGGACTCGCATAACTAATGTTCCCGTCCAGCCGTTTTCTTGACGCTATCGCAACGGTCGCTGATCCACCGTCAATGATCGGCCTTGCAAGCGTTGCGAGAGTCTCAAGACCCTGCGCCTCAATATCGCCAGTCTGCAACTCAGCAGTAAGTGCCGAGCCACCAAACGAAATGAGTTTAGCACCGCTCACCCCTCCGGCTAACAGCTTTCCACCCACCCAAATGCGAGAGTCTAGGCTTGCAGGAACAGTGTCCAGCGTCGGATACAAAGCACTCAAGGCTTCTAAGTCCGTCCCGCTGGTGGCAATCGTCGAGATGAAGTTTGCAGTCGTGTCTCCGTGGCTCCACTTATCCGTAGACCAGTTATAAACCAGCAACTGCTTGTTAGCGAAAATGTCTGTAAAGCACCAGCTTACCGTCTTGTTGATCGGGTCAACTGCCGCCGACATCTGGTCAAATTTACCCGGATCGCAGATGTCGAAGAACCACCGATCTATCCGCTCACTCCCGATGGGCTTCACCTGCTGACCGTCGGTCATGTAAAAACCATCGTCAGACAGGAAGTACGTCACTACACCGTACCGCACCACAGAACGGGATTCATAACACCCAAGAGCCGAAGTGACGTTATCAAACTGGAAGAACAGCGGAGCGCCGACATACGTCATCCGTACAACGGAGCGTTCCAGAAGCACGATGCCAAACTCACCGCCA